CGATGCAGCTAGACCGTGGACTAACGGCATTTTATTTGCTGGAAGCAGTGCATACGCGACAAATAATGTGGTCAGAGCTGAGCACTGGTTAGGTGAACCGTTTCCAATTGAGGTGGTGATACCTCGCAATACTGTTAAAGAACTAATTCGCATTAAAGAAATACCTGAGCGCTTTCAGGTTGCACACAACTCAATGACATTCCATTACAGTGATGGGCGTTGGGCGCGTACTAACCTAATAGACCAAGAATGGCCAAGTCAAATTGCTCAGATGTTTAATGAGCCTAGTAACCCTGAAAGCATACCTGAAGAATTCTTTGTTGGGTTAGATTCAATGAAACCATTTATTGACAAGTTTAACCGCATAATATTCGAGCCCGGGCTTATGCGCACCCACACCAATGGAAGCGATGAGGGTAGTAGCTACGAGCTACCGTGGCTTAAAAATAAGAGTACATTCCCGCTCCAGATGCTACAAAAGCTTGAAGGTATTGCGCAGAAGTTAGACCTTACAATGTACCCGAAGCCTTGCGCATGGTATGGTGACAATATTCGAGGGTTAATTGTTGGGATGCACTGGTTGGAGGGTCAACTATGAACGTTCTTGTCTGTGGTAGTCGCAAGCGTGGAAGCTGTACACATGTACACAACACCCTTAATTATTTAGCGCAATGGTTCCCCTTAGATACTGCTATTGTACAAGGTGGTGCAAAGTGCGTGGATTACTTTGCAAAAACATGGGCTATTAAAAACGGTTATTGCAACATTCAAGTTGACGCTAATTGGAACTATTTCAACAGCACCGCTGGACCTATCAGAAACGGTTGGATGTTAAAGCATTTAAAGATTGATTTAGTGGTAGCGTTTGACGGCGATAACGGAACTAAAGATATGATTAGAAAAGCTAAAGCTGAAGGGGTAGCAATCTATGAGGGCTGATGCACTTGGTTTATTTTGGCAGGATATGCCAAAGATTAAAGTTATTAAAGAGGATGAAAAATACTTACCACCTGAGCCAACGTGGAAGCTAGCAACCTTTTTACCCTACCTTACTGAAGCGCGTTTGTTTAACGTGCCTATAATGTCGGACTGCGAACTTGTCAGTGCGCACCAAGACAAACACCCGTTCGTATTTGATATAGAGTCTTATATTAATTACTTCCTGATAGCGTTTAAGGACACCGTTACCAACAAGTGCATCTACTTTGAAAAGATGGGTGGGCCTAATGGTGACAGTGATTGGAACGACGATCCGCGGAAACTTATATGGTTAATGCAAAATATAAAAGTTATAGGCTTTAACTCAATTGGATACGATATGCCACTTGCAATTATGGCAATGGCTAACAAAAGCGTTGAGCAAATGAAAGCAGCTACCAATATGATAATTGGCGAGGGTTATAAACCTTGGCAGGTGTTGCGTAAATTAAAGCTGAAGAAGTTTGAAAATGACCACATTGACATAATGGAAGTTATGCCCTTGCGCGGTTCACTTAAGATATATGGCGGTCGCGCTGGTACACGTAAAATGCAGGACTTACCGATACACCCCGATGTGGAGCTAACAGACGACCAAATTACTGTAACGCGTTACTACTGTATCAATGACTTGGATACAACACATGATATTCTAAATACTGTGCAAAAGGACATACTATTACGTGAAGAAATGAGCGCAGATTATGGAATAGACTTGCGCAGTAAATCTGATGCACAGATTGCGGAAGCTGTAATTGCACATGAGCTTGAAAAGATACTTGGGCACAAACCAACTAAACCAAGCATAGATCCTGGCACTGCATACCGTTACCGGATACCTGAGTGGATGGGGTTTGAAACACCGCTAATGCAAAGCGTTATGAAGGTTATAAACGACACGATATTTGTAGTTAGTGAAAAGGGTTCTATAGGCTTACCTCCTCAACTTGCAAACATGAAGATACAAATTGGTGACGGTTTGTATAAGATGGGTATTGGTGGGTTACACAGTACGGAAAAGAAAGCGACACATTTCAGTGATGAGCTTTATCAACTAAGCGACCACGATGTAACGTCATATTACCCGTTTATTATTCTTAATAACAACCTTTACCCGCAACACTTAGGCCCAGCGTTCTTGCAGGTGTTTAGAACCATTGTATTTAGACGTCTAGACGCTAAGGAAGCGGCGGGTCGTTATGCGGACTTAGCGGACAATGAAACCTACCCAGTTAAGAAAAAGGAATACGTACAGTTAGCGAAGGACAACAAGCGTACAGCGGACAGCCTTAAGATCGTAATAAACGGGACATTCGGTAAGCTTGGTTCAATGTGGTCAATATTCTACTCACCCGACCTACTGATACAAACTACCCTAACGGGTCAGCTTGCACTACTAATGATGATTGAGAAATTCGAACTGAATGGAATACCAGTTGTGTCAGCTAACACGGACGGTATTGTAATTAAATGTCCTCGTTCTAAATTTGCAGTACGTGACGCAATACTTGAAGCGTGGGAGCAGCAAACAAACTTCAACCTAGAAGCTAACATGTATAAGATGTTATGTAGCAAGGACGTAAACAATTACTTTGCGGTTAAAGAAAAAGGCGGTGTGAAAGGTAAAGGTGCTTATAGTGATCCTGGCTTGCGTAAGAACCCGACTACCACAATATGCGCAAAGGCTGTACAAGCGTTTATAGAACACGGTACGCCCGTAGAATCGTTTATAGCTAATAGTAGTAACATGCAGGATTTTATAACTGTACGTAGCGTTACAGGCGGTGCTGTGGAAGTTACATATGAAGACTTAGGCGAAAGCGGAAAAGTTAAAACAGAAGACATGATCGCTCATGTTAAAAAGACAGGATGGGTTGAATACGCTGGAGGTACTTGGGTCAAGCGAAGTTGGATAAATGAAGGTAAGTCATATGAGAAAATGGCTGTTAACCTAAACACAGCTTACGGGAAGGCGCGTTGGGAACCTATTGACCACATATATCTTGGCAAGGCAATTCGCTGGTATTACGCAAAGGTTCCGGAAGGGTTTGCTAGACGTATCATTTACGCTAAAAATGGTAACAAGGTTCCTAAGAGTGACGGAGCTAAGCAGTTAATGGAGCTTTGTGATACCTTACCTAAAGATTTAGACATGCAATGGTATGTGGATGAAGCGTATCGGATTTTGAAGGATGTCGGATACCCGCTTTAAATTAATTTAAAAATAAATCAACAAAAGGGTTGCGCTGTGCAACCCTTTTTCGTACATTAGCACTCAAGCAAACAAAACATCTTAAAGGAATCGTTATGCCACGTAAAACATTTATCCAAAAATTAACCGCTGCTAAGTCAGCGGAGTTCTTTAGTGAAGCAAAAGCTAAAGCTGAAAAAGACATTGCAAACCCATTCGTTGAGCTTCATGCTGATAGTTTTGCAGACTATCAAGAAGAGCTTATTCACTGTGTTCACGCACAAGATTTTGAAAGGGTTGCGGTACTGGCTAGCTTTTTAGCACAAGGTAGCTAAACTGTAATTTTGCGCAACGCGTAGCGACTTAAAGGGTGTTCGCTACGCAGTTGCATTACTTTGTAAACTAAAGCGCTTAAAATAGCGCACAGGGGTTTGAAATGTTGAGCAATTACGGTCGAATTGCAGGTGGGTTAACACTTGTGAGCATTGTGTTAGGTTTATTTATTGCTGCGGGTAAAATGGAAGTTGAAGACGCAGTTGAACAGGTTACTCAATACTGTACGAATGTACAGTATTGGAAAGCATCAAACGGGCAACGTGGTTGGCCAGATTATAACGAAAATTATGAGGAAGTGTGTAATGACTAAAGGGTTTAAAGGTTTTATCAAAAGCGTAGCTATTGCGGTAGCGCTTATGACAGCGATTGTAATATTTATGGCGTCAATAGGTGCAAAGCGTTTGGAAGCACGCTACGAAACATACTGCGAAGCGTATGCAGCCAACGGGAGGGTGGAGCTGGCAGACAATCCCGTAAATCAAGAAAATTATCATTATATGTGTAACTAAAAAGGGGGTTTTAACCCCCTTTTTTTTCCTTAGTTCCCTACCTGCTCAGCAGGTATCAAATGTTCATCACTCAGCTGCATCTCATCTGTCCAAGGGTCATACGCTCCTATTCTGTAGTAAGTATTGTTCGAACTCCAAGGGCCACCATCCCCACGTTCAATCATTCTAACTGAAAATGTGCGATAGTTGCTTTGTGAGTCCCATGTTGGCTTATCTAAATTTGGCGTAAAACCTTGGTTAATACTTTGCCATATTTTATATCCAAGCAAATCAGGATCAGTACTTCTATCCCAATCCATTTCATAATCCGCCCATTGCTGGTCAACACTTTGAAGGGTGTGTGTGACATTTAAAATTTTAGCGGGCGCAGGATTTGATACATCTAGAACTGTAGGGTTTTCTGAACGACCAACATTATTAACCGCACTCACAGTCACTCTAAACGTCCTTGAATTTGAACCGTCTGTTTTAGCGTCATCACTTGTGTATGTGTACGCTAAAGACGTATTGTTTATAGTACGTAGAACTTTATTTTCTGTATTGTCGTAAATTTCAATTTCATAATACGAAGAGTTGATTATTTGGTTCCAAGCTACTGTAAATTGCTTCCCTGTAAAGGGTGCAATCAAATGAAGGTTTTGAACATCACCAGGCGGATCGTTCTCACCGCCAACCTGTCCGTCCCATATAGCCCAAGGACCCTGGCTCTTATTTATACCGGCAACCCGAACATGTAACTGCTCATAAAATACTTCCATTGTGTAAATAGTAGATGTTGTGGTTGTAGCTTCAACCCAATTAACACCGTCCCCTGAAGTTTCAATAACATAGGAAAGAGCTCCTAATGCAGGGGTCCATGTTATCTGTATTCTGTTTGGTTCATTTGGAACGGTGTTAACCCTTAGCCCTGTAACCACAGGTAACGCAGGTACTGAAGGTCCTCCACCTTCATCACCATAATCAGGCGTTGGAAGGTTATCAAATGCGTGTATGATTTGCTTATAAACAACAGCCTTAATTGTGATATTTTCTTTAGTGGACGGTGTAATATCAGTTACCCTACAAATCTTAGCCCAATTGTCACCTTTACCGAACTGAAACATGGGAGGTTCAACGTTATCGCGTACTGTTATAGGTGCAGATACCGTCACAACGCGAACCGAAGTTTCAGATACGTATGTGCAAGCATACGGGCCCGCAGCTGAACCGTCAGCTTTACGAAATACTATATAGTGCGTGTCACTACCGTCAAACTCTACACTGTCAAATAGTCGTATAACATATTCGTTGTTAGCAACTTGCTGAACACTTTCAACAAAACCGCTTGAGCCCCACAAAGGCATATCGTAACTGACGGATATCACGTCCCCGTAGCTTGGTATATAACCTTCTAAGCCTGTGCTAAAGCTAACAGCTTCGCGTAAGTAATATTTTGAAGCTAAGATATACATACCTTCACGGTATGCCTGAGCTCTGTTTTTAATACCCTCCAACCTCATTTCCTCAATGTTGTTAGCAGTACCGCCTGGAAGTTGGCATAAAACAGTTTCTATTTGACCAGTAGCTAAATCGCTATACTCAACTCTCAATGCGTCTTTTTCATTAACTTCAAAAAATTGGAAGTCCCAGGCAAAACTACCGCTAACAATGTTATCCATAGTGAATACACCTTTAGCTATTGTCTGAGGTACGTCCCTCACCATTGTAATGCGTGATCCCGGCAAGCGCGGAACCGCACGTACAGCACGTGATATTTTTTTTGCCGCTTCCCAAATTGTTGTCTTTTTATCAAATATCCAGTCAAACACATCCCCACGAGCTGCCAGTTCGTTGTCCAAGCTTGCTAACTGGTCAAGCGATATGTAAGTGTCTGTTAGATTAGCGCCATACTGTGCTTTAAATAGGTCACAAAGCGCCCACACTGCTGAGCGTGTAGCTTGGGGCGTAGACCATGTTTTACTGATACTATTGTACACAGGTAACTTACGCGTTGCGTCAACCTTTACAGCGGTTTGCGAGTTTGAGTTCAGGTTATTAGTTGCTTTAGCTTTTAGGGCTAGTAATGTGACGTTACCGTAATCCCTAACGTCAGGCATAAATACGCGTAAGGTTTGCCATACTATATCATCACCTACTACGTGATCTTGTGAGGCTGTATTGGTACGTTGACCGCGCACTTGGTAACGACCAACAGGTACATCCGCACCCGCGGTGAAACGCTGCGGAGTGGTAGTAGACATTGTATGACTAATTGTGGTCAGCGTAGTCCATGGCCCTATTGACGCACCATTATTATCTATTTCTTGGTATTCAAATTTTGCTGCGATGGTTTTAGTATCTAAACCACCTTTGTCATTCGCTTCATAAAGCCCTTTAGGGAACGCGTAATCAACTTCTATTCTGTTAACTGTGGTTTGGGCAGGGTTAGCGACATAAGGCCCTATAGGTGTCCCACCACCCGTCTCGTTAGTGCCAGGCATTTCTATTTCACTAACCTCAATGCTATTAATAACGTTATCTGGAAATAACGTTACTTGTTCGCCAGGCCCGTATATTTCGTATTCACTTTCAGGAAATGTCTCACTTGTTAAAGGTGTATCTTCAATAAAAACACCATGTATATCAAACTCGCCCTGACCCAAGCAAAATAAACTGAATAGATATTGGTCGTTCCCACGGTATACGTTATATGAACGCGCTGCTATTGCTCCATATATGTAATTTCTACCGTAACAAACCTCTATCGGTTGCCCTAATTTATTTTGATTTCTATGACCTGCAATCGAGTAAGTTGGGTCAGCGCCCGGAATATTAGTTTCTGTGGGTTTGGGCATGTTACTATAAGCATATACAGCTGAGCCAATTGCAATTACCGCTACAACAACATAGAAAGCTGTTACAGGATCCTGTACCAATGCGGAAAAAGTTAAAGTATCCCCGTCTTTCAGCTTTGTGTTAGACCAGTCACTTCTTAGTATATACGCTCCGTTAAGCTGACATACAGTAGGCGCTGAAAAGTCTTTAAAATTGGCAGTAAATGTACTTTGTAACAATTGAGTAATTGTTCGCCCCCCTTCCAGCTCGGTGGCAATGTTGTCCGTTTTATCTAACGGATTGTGTTGAAAAATGACTGTAATCATTTTAAGTCCTTATGCAAATAAAAACCAAACGTCTTTAATTGAAGTTGGTCATAAAGGTTATTTAATGAGACAACGGTAACACCACCGCGCTCACTGCAATGCACTATAACACCCCCGTCAACGTTTAAATAGATTCCGCAGTGCGTAGGGTATTTAGAACGTCCTAGTAGTACCACACTAAACTCCAAAGGCTTTTCTAATTTTTCCCATGTGACCACATTAACATTATCACAAAATGCGTTTGCAACGTTCTTTCTATTGTGCGGGTCGACATATTGGTAACGTTCTATTTCTATACCCTTTACGGTTTTAAATATATGGTAAACAAAACCCCAACAGTCAAAACTGTCGGGGCCATAAGCATGAGCTTTCCAACGACAGCCCATATGTTCAGCAACCCATTCATATTCCATATTAAGCTCCCAAGTTAGGGAATCTATCCCTTGTGTAATTTTCACTTGGAAAGTCAGTATTTAGCACATCAGCGAACGTAGCTTTAGCACTCAGCACACCGTCCTTCATGCGTCCGCCCTTAAGCGTTAATGTAAGGGGTGGATCCATTTGTGGTGCACTAGTATCGGGTAACAGGTAAGGGCGGTACACGCACTCGCAAGGGGGCATTACAACCGAATTTACAATAGCATTGTTGGTCGCGCTTATTATAAAGTCCAATATACGCCTGTCGTTGTTATCCATTTGCAGTTGTAAATCCTGCCGCCCATTTGAACCTGCATTAGGAAGTTTAAAAGTGAATGCGCTTTTTTCAAACGTTACAGTATCGCCATTTTCAAGCGTAAGTATGTGGTCATCTTGGTGATTAGCTAAGTAAATTACTTCACCCGTTGTGGGGTTCGTAATAGACAAAGTATCTAATATTACTTTGTTCGTTGGTACGCTTGCATAAGCGTCCTTAATAGCTTCTGAAAGTGTATTGCTCATTTACCCTCCTTAAATGCGTATTATAATTAAAAACGAGCCTTTAACTAGACTAAGGTATTTGAACACACAAAGGGCTATATTCCTAATGTAGCCCTCTGCATGGTAAGTTGTTACGGGAGTGGGTATTTTAGTTTTATCTCTAGAACCTTATTTTTCCAAACAGCCATCGCTTCATCTGTGCCGTCATAAACAGCTTCAATAAATAAAGGATCTGACTGTGCTTTATAAGCAGCTGAGCGTGAAGCTAAAACAAGCTCGCGAGCTTCACGCTGCATGTCCTCTTCCGTCGGACTTATTAAAGTTACATCACCACTTTTTATTTTAGATTGAAATTTAGCCCAAATATCAACAGTATCTTCACCATCAACGCGAGTCATACCTTCACGTAAAAAGCCGCTATGAGTTGCATTACCAGCTGTGTAAGTCCAGCTTACCGAACCGTCATCGTTTTGCTTATATTTATCGACCAGCAAAAAGTCGTTGTCATCTATGAATTTTAACATTATGGGTTTACCTCTATTTCAGCGCCAGCAGTTTCAGCACTTAACTCGTAAGTTTCATTTCCTCCAAAAGCAAGTACTGTCGGGTCAACATTGTTAATTCTTAACTTTAATCTTTTACTTGAAGTCAGAACATCTAAAGTTATGTCTGAGGATGCTATACCTGTTATCCTATCTACTCCGCTTTGATTAGTGATTTTAAATGTGCCAGTACAAGTTATTGATGAGGGGGCAGATGTGTAACCTGTTATATCTTTAACCATAAAGAGTGTATTTGTATTTCTGTAAACAATACCCCCTAATTGATCTCCAATATTTTCACCTTTTAATGTGGTGAAATTAGTGTTTCCCTCTCCGTAAAGTTTTTTCCATTCTGTCCAACCTCGAGACCTTGTTGGCAACTCTCTAGTGTATACATCACCACTACCACTGCATGTGTGCCAAACTTGAGCTTGCCTATCTGGGGTGAAGATTTTATGTGTTAATACCGCATTACCAACAAGCCCATCTGGTTTTGTTCCAGATGTACCGCTTGCAACAATAAACATACCAGATGAGTTATCAAAACCATCTAGATTTGAGATTGTTATCCCAGTATTAGATGAGCCATCAATACCCAGACCAAAATCAAGAGGGTTAACACTGTTTCCGCTGTCGTAAATTTTATTCCAAACTTGCCAGACACCACCTAAACGCTCTCTGTAATATCTAACAGAACCGCTGGATGCACTCCCAACCTCTATCGCGTCTTGGGTTGCCTTATCCTCGTCAATTTCAGTATGACGTACAGAAAACAGTGTGTTGGAAGGTGCACCAACCGTATTGTCTGTTCTGTTAACGTACTCCCCCGACCTTGTTATTGTGTTGAAGTTTTCTGTAGATGCAACCAATCCTGACTCTGTAGCCCATTCAATACCTGTTGGCGTTCTTACCATGTTGTCATAAACAATAGCGTTATTCGCTTTCACTTCATCCACAACACCTTCAGCGTTCGTTGCTCCAACCAGATCAATTTGGTTATCTTTTACCGTGTAATTCTCAATTGTTGAAGTTCCATCTTCTATGAATATACCAGCAGTTAAAGCAGAATTCGGGCGGTGTAATGTATTGCCCGTCACAGAAAAACCACGCATAGGACCACCATCTAACGTTGAACCTATTCGTATAAATGAGCTATTACATAAACTTATTTTATTACTTTCAATTACGCTATAACCAGCATCCTGAACCCATATACCATCTTCTGCGTTTTCTATTTGGTTAGATGTGATTATCAAGCCATCACGGTTATCACCGCCAGCAGCTTTCACAGCTGATTTTAAATCACTAAACACGTTACCTGATATAAGGGCATTTTTAACGTAACCCCGATTGTCATTTGGATTGTAAAAATCTACACCGTTAGTTAGCTTTTGACCGTTTGTACCTCTAATTGTGTTACCAGTTATTGTTAAACCGTCAATTTTAACCTGTGAATTACTTGTGGTAATAGCCGCAAATTCATTACCTGAGGTGTTAAGAGACCTAATGTGGTTATTTGAAATAGCTATGTTTTTAAACTCATCACCTCTATGCTCAAACACTATTACGTGATTTTTTGCTTGTAAAAAGTTTTCAGTGATAGTTATATTTGAAACTGGGCCTGTTAAGTCTCTATCTTGATGCTGCTCCATCGCAATACAAGGCGTATTAGTTGTGAATACACGGTTGCCAGACATTACGCCATAGCTCCAACCGTCAATCATTTGCAAACCTTCATTGCCTGGGTTGATACAGGTGTTATATAGCGCCCAACCATGTTGACCAGATTGGAATATGATCGCCCCGTTTCCGTTATCCTCTGTTTTGCATCGTATAGCATAACAGTTTTTAACGGGCCCTAAATTCTCAAGAGCAACACCAGTAACACCACCTTGCGCTATTTGCGTAAACAATATTCCGTGGTTTGACGTGTCAACAGCTTCTGTTTCGTAAACGATAACATCATCTGAATTAGTGACCGTCACTCCGTTTAAACCTTCAATAGCACTGCCAACTTCATCAACGTTACCTATTAAGCGTTTAGCTTTGAACTTAATGTTGTTTGCTGTATGGATTGTGACCATTGATTCTAAAAGAGTATCTGAAGCAACAATGGTACAAGATAAGTCAACATTAATATTGGAACCAGTGACCACAACAGTATCTTCTACTGTTAATGTCCCACCTGCACTTTTTACCGTTACTTGGTTACTTGTTAGCGATGCGTATTTTAACGCAGCGTTAAGGCTGTCTAGTGATAACCCGCCAAATTGCTCCACGCTTATAACATTATTGTTAAAAACGGCTTTAGCTTGCAAACCATTGCGCAGATTAATGTAACCGCCTTCTACTGTACCACTACCGCCGGGAACTACCAAGAATTGATTCCCGCCACCATCACCGTGAGCAGAATAGCCAAATGTTACTATTGAATCACCCACCTCAAGATTATCAAGCTCTAAACTTGCTAGCTCTGCTGTGGTGTACTTTCTTATAGATGTATCGCTATGAGCGTCCCTATCACTAGCGCCTAACTGGTCTTCGTGGGTTGTTGCGCTAACCTCTTTAAAGTTACTCGACGTTGCTGGATTTGTTTGCGCGTTAACGTAAATAGGCAATTGGTTAGAGCCTACGTATGAGTAATACTTATTATCTGAATACACACCCACTTGATTTTTATCAGTTATGGTGAAGCCAGAAACAAAAGCCCCAGCGTATCTATCTCCCCATATACTAAAGTGAGTTATGCTTTCAAATGTAACCTGCAAGTAATCGCTCGATGAGCTTGGGTTGGTGTTCGGTGCAACAGTTTTAATTGGTGCACCTGTACCAATGTAAATCCACGCATCCCCGTTACTATCTAAGCCAACATCATTAAATAGTTCATAATCAAAGCCATCATTAAAAAGACCAACAACCCTAAAGCCCCGGCTCTTTTCCATTTTATCTATGGATGACTCTGCATCCGCTTCAAAATCTTCGATAGCTTTTACGCTGTTAACATTAAATGAGGTTAATGATTGCTGTGAAGAAGTTTTAAAAGAAGTAATTACCTCGTCACCTTCACTGTTTATGTTAACAAGTATCGCGTCAAGCCTATTATTACCATTAGTATTAATGCCTGAAAGTATGCTACTCAATCTGGAATCGCCTAAATCTTGCAAATCCACAATTACGTTATCAACTCTTATTTGTCCGTTAGCTTCAAGATCTGAAACTATATCTTCAAACTCACCTTGTAATTTAAGCCAAGATTTTTTGGGCTGTGGGCCATAACGAGTTATTAGTTCAATGTCCTCGTTCGTAAGTTTGTAAAGGTCCTGCAAATCCCTAAATCCATTCTCGAAATCTTGAACTGTAGGCATTGTCATATCTAATTCCTCTTATTTACACAAATCGCCAAAGCGTTTAACAAATTATACCAACCTTCTTCAGGAGCTTCCGAACTGTTTATTAAATTCCAAAAGTCTTGGTCTATAACACCGACTTCCTTAACATCAACACTCATTGTTAAACGCCAGTTCATATAGTTTACATAATTAGCTTTATATTTACCACCAATTATGCGAATTAAACGATTAACAACGCCCCCGCCAGTCGCTAAAGGACATTCAAACCAGTCATTACCATTGTTAACATTGTAAGCTAAAAAAGCTTTAAACGCTTCGAAACCCCCATCGTCAATTTCAAAAGTTACGCTTGCTGAATAAGAAGTACGTTTGGTCAAAGCTCGTTGTCTTACGTGCCCGCTAGACATTGACGTACGGCTAGTATTAGGAGTAGCTGTGACATTAAAGCTGGTTGACGGGTTCGGTAAGTGTTTTGGCCATTTTTCCATTAGGCGCTCCTACTCATATTGGTGTATGTTGTCTCAAGTGCGTTTGAAAAATCATTCCCACCCTCTTGAACGTCTGTAGTTAATTCATCTTTCACTTGCTTAATAATAAATTCTATCGTTTCGTTACCTTCCGCGTCTTGGGTGCGTTGCTCCTCAACTTCAGTGTTAGGTACTTGGTTGATGAAATTGACCACAGTGGATCCTCCACCGCCTTTCACAGCGTCCATTGTTTGTTTACGACTCATAACCTGCGCGGGTCCGCTGATAAACTCCGGTCCAAACTCACCCACTAAACCCACACCACCTTCAGGTATTTGTCCACCGTTATCGTGCGCACTAAACGTAGTTCCTGAAATTGTTGAAACAACACCAGCAGTTGTTGAAACGACACTTGCAAGCGCTGGTATCATAGCAGGCCAACCAAGCTCCGCAGCTTTTGCAATACCTGTCTGTATACTCATTATTGAGTCTGCAATTGAAAAGGCTTTGCTAACCGCAAACATTGCTTTATATGTTTTGCTTTGCTCATCTCCAGCACTTTTAGCCAGTTCCGCAAGGTTTCCAAACAAAGCAGCACTCTGGCTTACTACCAATTGCGTTCTTGCTTTTTCCAAATCCGCTATTTTATTATTGCGAGCGTTTGTAAGCTTTTCTTCAAGCTTTGTCCTATCTTCTTCAGTTATGGCTGTGTTAGAAAGTATTAATTCCCGTCTCTGTTCGAACTCGCTTTGAATACGTTCTAACTCGCCTTGGAACGTATCATCTTCAGCAAACTCACCTAAAGCCTGCTCAGCAAACTCAGCGTCTAAACGTTGTTTAAGTTCGTTTTGCTGTATACTACCTTCTTCGGTGTTAGCAAGTAGCATTTCAAGTCGTCTGTCATAGCTTTCCTGAATTACTTCTTCTTCGGTACGTAAGCTTAAACGGAGCTTTTCAATAGCAGCATCATCAAACCCGCCAGTGGTTCCTCCACCGTCTTCGCCTTCACCTTCACCGCCAACCTTAAATTCAGCTAAACGGTCACCCGTCGCACTAGCGCGAGCTTCCTGAACTTGGTTCCACTTTTCACGTAGCTTTTCACCCTTTTCAATTTGAGCATCAAAGCTACCTAAAGCAGCGGTTCTTTCATCCATAATGGCCACAACACTATCACGTCTTAGCTGCGCAGTAACTTCCGCTTCTTCCTCTGCTTTTGCAATACGTGCGTTAACACCCTTATTAAACTCCGCGTCCAGTGCAGCTAAGTTACCAGCAAGGTCATAATCAGTTGTCGGGTCTAACGCTTCCTTAAGTGCTGTACCGTAAACCTTCGCCCGTTCAACACCCAAGTCAAAAAAGCTAAGAAACGTGTCTATAGTAGCTTCGCCGTATATTTTAGCGTAATCAACCATCACAGCAAGCTCAACCGCTGCAAGCTTAATAAGGGTTTCAACTTCTATAGGTAGGTGTTTCAACGCAAATATAAATGCGTCTACAGCACTGTCACCGTTCTTTTTCCATTCGCCAGGTACTTTACCCCACAAATCCGAAATAAAGTCAAACGCGTCAGCTACAGCGGTAGCTATACCACTAAATTGTCCAGTAATAGCTTCTATGTACGCACCTAACTCACCGCTTTCAAGCATTGCAGTAAATTCTTCTATGGCACTTGTGGCCATTCGAACAGTTGTCTCTATTACATCCCCGACACCGGATTTTGAAATGGTTAGGAATGCTTTGTCCCAAGCATCGCCCATGTTAGACATAGCACCGTCAAGTGTTTTCATGCGCTCAGTCATTGCACCCGCAAAGTTATTTTCACCAAGCTTAGTAAGATACTCTTCAATTTCAGCTGCATTGAACTTAACGGTTTCTTTAACTCCACGAAAAGTAAATGTTACGTTATCCCCTTCTTTTTTAGAGCGTATACCAAATTCTTTTAAACGTTCAAATTCACCCGTCGTGGCATCCGCTACCGCTTCAACCATTTGTATCATGTCTTTACCCATTGCGGAGGCAGTGTCACCGTAAGACATCATGGCGCGCTCGGAAGGTGTTAAACCTAAGTTTACAAGTTTGGTGAAACCTTCTGTAGCTTGCTGAAGGTCATAAGGGGTTTGTGTCGCGAAGTCTTGTATGGCAACAAAAGCACGAGCGGCATTTTCAGCGTTACCTGTCGCTGTAATAAGCTGTGCATTGAGAACGTCAAATTCCCTTGTAACGCTAGTGACTTTCATTATGCCCGCTACAGCGCTCGCAGCAAGCGCAGCAGGGCCTACAAAACGACTAAACGAGCTAGTTAACCCGTCCGTTGCGCGTTCCGCTTTTGTACCTGAACGTGTTAAACCGTCTAAGCGCTTATTGGCTACAGCAGCCTCTAAGGAGTCTACCTTGATTC